AATCAATATCCGAATCGTTAATATGAGGTAGTTTGATGCTAATCCCCATTCTTTTTGCTTCAATAAGATATTCAGTTCTTGCATCTTTATCCTTTTCATTTTTTAATATTGAGTACATGAACTCTAGTGGGTAATGATACTTTAACCACGCCGTCCAATACGAGAGCGTAGAATAAGCAACCGCATGAGACTTGTTGAACGAATATCCTGCGTGTGCTTCGAAGTCATGCCAAAGATCTTTAGCATCATTAGGCGAAATATAAGCAGATGCACCAGATACGAACCTATCCTTAAAAATGTCAAACTCTTTAGCATCTTTTTTCTTTCCAATGATCTTTCTAACTTTATCTGCTTCCGACATGGACATTTGTCCAAGGTGTACGCATGCTTGCATAACTTGTTCTTGGTAAAGAATACAGCCATAAGTGTCCTCCGTAAATTCTTTTAGTATTTGATGGATATATGATATGTTTTTGCGACCATGCTTTCTGTCAACATATTCTTTTCCAATAGTATTCATTGCGCCTGGACGAACTAAGGCATTAGATGCAGCAAGTTCATCAAGATTTTTTACACCCATTTTAATAAGAAGGTTGGTATATGGCGCTGCTTCACACTGAAACACACCCTTTGTAAAACCACTTGATAGCATTTCATAAACATTTGCATCGTCCATCTTAATCTTAAGAAGATCTATTTTCTTTCCATCTCGTTCTTTAATGATATCAATAGTGTCTTTTAATACAGATAATGTTTTTAATCCTAATGCATCAATCTTTATAAGCCCGATGCGTTCAGCCTCTTCCATGTCGACACCAACAACAGGTATACGTTCATCAGACCCAGTAGAAGATCTTGTTTCCAACGGAGCAAACCTAAAAATCGGATCTTTGCTAGTGACCACACCAGCAGCGTGTATGCCAGTACCACGAATACGACCACGTAATTGTTCACCATAGACCTCCACCTCTGGATATTTTTCTCTAAACTCTCTTGTTGATTTTGATGTGCAATAATCATCCCATGAATCAACTGTCTTTAAAACTTTGTTAACATCTGACAATGGTATATTTAATACTCTTGATACATCTCTAACAATTCCTTTTCCAGTAAACTGTAAGAATGTAGCAATTGATGCAACATGTCGATACTGTCTAACTAAATAATCTTTTACTTCTTCACGACGAGTGTCTTGGATATCAGTGTCAATATCTGGAAAGTCATTGCGGTCTGGGTTGATAAATCGGAAGAAAAGAAGTTTGTGCTTTATCGGGTCAATGTCAGTAATCCTTAGAGCATAACAAACCAAAGAACCTGCAGCCGAACCACGACCTGGGCCTACCATGATCTCTTCCTTTTTAGCCCAGTTAATCATGTTACTCACAACAAGGAAATATGGGGCAAACTTCTTGTCCTTAATAATCTGCAACTCTTCTTCAAGTCTGTCAAGGTACTCTTGATTTTCTGCCAAACCTCTTTCGACCAAACCTTCCATAGCAATCTTTGCAAGTTCTTTGTCAGGACTCTTATACTGCACTGGTAGTAAATTTAGTCCTTCTTGTATATCATAGTCTTCTACTGTATCTGCTAATAGGATTGTGTTTGAGTATATGTCAGGTCTGTCTATCCCCTGCGATTCCATCGCTGCCTTCATCTCTTCATAAGATAAAAGATGGATGTCAAACTTATTAAAAGTTATCTGACGGTCTTCGCCATAAAGATAGTCAAGTCTCTTCATCATGTCTGGCTGCTTCTTGGACTTATCATATGTTGTATCTTTTTGAATCTTTGCATGAGTATTCATAAGAAGTTTAAATTCTTGAATCTCTATCTGAGACTTATCTGCATGGTGACAGTCTGGAGTCACAATAGCCTTAATTCCAAACTCATCTGCTAAATCAAGAAGATGCTTATTAATATGAGGTTCGTTATGCGGCATTACCTCAATATAATAGTCTTGACCAAATCGTTCTTGGAACCAGGATATATATTTCTTTGCAAGTGCAAACTCTTCTTCTTCAAGTGCTTTAACCAAAACACTGCTTGGACAAGCAGAAGAAACAATAATACCTTCTTTATACTTATCTAATATTTCAAAATCAAATCGTGGCTTCTTAAAGAAACCATCTGTCCAAGATAGTTCACTAATCTTGTTTAAGTTTTCTAAACCAATTTTATTCTTGGCTAGAAGGATAATGTGGTTGTAGACAAGATCTTGCTGACCTTCTCTTTCAGACTTATCTCTTGTATCAGATATGTCTGCACACATATATCCTTCTAGACCGAGAATCGGCTTAATGCCCTTTGCTTTTGCAACTCGGTACAGTTCCCGATGCCCAGACAATGTTCCGTGATCAGTGATAGCCAATGCTGGCATACCAAGACCAACTGCTCGGTCTACTAATTCTTCTGGAGTAGCAATCCCATCAAACAAACTAAAATGGGTATGGACATGTAAGCCTACGTAGTTCATATTACCAATCAGCGTTGGTTGATGAAGTTACAGATGGACTATCAAAGCCCAAATAGAAGGCTTCTTGTTCAGCATAAGGAATCTTCTTTAGTGCTGACTCAAGAGGATAAGGCTCAACTGTTCCCCAGTTAAATGGTTCCTTATCTGGTGCTGATGGAATCAATGTGTAATTTGTTTCAGTTCCCTGACCATTACGCTTTAACTTCCATAGTACATTTGAGATGCTTCCTGTTTCAAGAGCATACTCACGAATTGTATTAAATGATGACTGCTTGCTGATACCCATTGACCAGATTGCAACATATGGTGCTTCGATACCGTCATCTACAAGAACGTTACAATAGAAACGAAGACGACCTCTCCAGCCAGCCTTTGGATCTTTACGGTGCATTTCTTCTGCCCAGTCACGTCCTTCTGTGTCCATAGTATCTACAGCCTTGCGCTTATAGTCCTTTGGATTAACGTGCTCCTTAACAACTAGTGCAAGTCCGCGCTTTTCATTATAGTTTGCAGAGTCCTCATCAAGTTCTTCAATGAATCGGATCTTTACTGATTGGCCGTCGGCAAGTTTAAGCCACTTTACCTTTGGTCCTGACTCGTCATACTTTGGCTTGTCGAGCAGGGCATTGATTGCTTTTAGTCCCTTTACTACGCTCATATTATTTCTCCTTTGTGTTGTTGTATTAGTTTAGCATAAGTGATATGGAGTTGTCAAATCGAAACTCTAAGTTTTTTATTGATTCATCATCCATATCACCTATGTCTTTATATTTGCTATTAAGTTGTATAACGGAAACACGAGATCCAAGTTTTTCAATTATCCTGTCTTTCATATTTCCTCCTGCTTCATCGTTATCAGCAACAACAATAATGTTATTGAAATACTTCTGAAGCAATTCTATTTGTGAGTTTGATACGTTAGCGCCAAGGGTAGCAACGGCTGGTAGACCAACTTGGTCAAGCCTCATAACATCAAAAGATGATTCTACCACATAGACTCTATCTGCTGTCTTGACTCTGTGTAAATTAAATAATGTTTTTGATTTTGGAAGTCCTGGAGTATTTTTAAATTCTTTGCCTTCGATTGATCTGCCAACAAAACCTAAAGCAATTCCATCTGGGCTATGTACTGGAACAGTTACCATATCTTGTTTTTCTGAATAGCCTAAAGAAAATTTTAATGCTGACTCTTTAGTAATTTTCCTATAGTTAAAATAATCTTTTGCTCTATCTGATGCTGCAAGGTTATTGTAAAGTCTTTTTAAAACTAGTTCGTCAAACTGTTTAAACTCTTCTTTTTTAATTAGTGTCTTGTCTATTTCAGAGATAATACTTCCTATTTTTTCTTTGCTCTTTATAAAACGAGCAGCCTCAAAATATGTTCTTCCAGATGTATGCATTACAAGTTCAATTAAGTCTGCAGATTTTTGACAAGAAAAACAGAAAAACATTCCGCTATCTTTTTGAACTTCTCCTGCTGGTGTTCTATGGTTATTATGAAATGGACAGAATATTATAAAGTCTGCATCAAGTTCAGACTCAACGTCTACACCCGATCCTGCGAGAACTCTTCTAACTTGCTCTTGACTGTATAAATCGCCTTTGACCCGTCTATTCCTTCTATCCATTCGCTTTGTCTTCTTCCCGTGTATACTCCGTGTATTGATATCTCAAATTCAAAATACTTCTTGTTCTCATTATAGTCTATCGTAAAATCTATGTCTATGTCAAGCCTTGGCACATATCCGCTAAGTCTCATTTCCAAGATTATTAGTCTTTTATACTCAGCCCTAAGTCTACCTATGGCAGATTCATCATGGATGATTCCGCTAAGGTTGAACCTTTTAATCGCCTTGTGGTGATAGTTTGACATATCATATTATAACTACTTATCTTCAAAATCTTTATATCTATAGTATCCCTTGTCAAAATCGCACTGAACAAGGAAGTCTCCCATAAATCCATTACGGTTCTTTCTAAAAGCGCATTCAATAATATCACTATTATTACCACGGCCTAGAGCAAGCACCCAGTCAGCATCGTAGGCAATCTGTCTAGACCAAGCAGTCTGACCCAGTGTAGGTACCGTAGAAAGATCGTTAACGTCATCTGGTGTAGCAGACGAGATAGCAATAATAGGAACTTCTTCGCCAATAGCCATTAGTTTAAGTTCTCTTGAAAGGTTCTTCATTCGTACCGTTTCATTATCTGACTTCTGATTAGGAGCCATCAATTGTAAATAGTCGACAATTACAAAGTCTGGCTTGTACTGATCAATCTTTCCACGAAGGACTGAAGGGTTGATTTCTCCACCTTGATCATTTGAGATAATATGAAACTCTGGCTTACCTTGTAGATTCTTTGCATGCCATTCTTTCAGCATATCCATTTCAATCTCGCCATTACTCAACTTTCTATGAGACCAACGCCCTTCTCCCATGATAGTAAATACACGGTTACGGACTTCTGTCTCTGACATCTCAAGAGAGATTACAAGGGGTGTCTTACCCTGTTTCCAGGCCTGTACAGCGAAGTACAGGGCTAACCAAGACTTTCCTATACCTGGGTATGCTAAGAAGACTCCTAACTGACCTGGCATAATTCCAGACGGTAGGTAGTTGTCAAATCCTGGTAGACCAGTCTTGATACCAATGTGACCTAGTTCTTGCTGCTTTTTAACATTTTCAAAGTAGGCAATAGCAGACTCCAAGTCCGTAACATCAATATCACGAATAGCAGAAGTATTTTTCTTTAACTCCGATGTCTGTGTAATTAAATCATTAAGAGCAATTGTTCCTTGACCATTTTGAACATTTCCTGCTGCTGATCTTAAAATATCTTTTAGGCTATCTGTTAAGTATTCTCCTTGCAACTCTTCAAGGTGGTGTTTAGTTGCTCCAATATTTGCTACAGGAGAGAAGTCTCTAAACTTTTCTGTAACAAGTTCTGCTGGTGGAAGGGTTGAGTTGTTCTCAAAATAGAGTCGTATAAAATTCCAAATGTCTCCGTGAGTTCTCAGAAGGTTATCTACGTTTGCTTGTAGCAGTACATGGATTTGTTTATCCTGAAGAACTGCTGTTATAAGTTTAGCCTCTGTATTATTCACTTAGCCACTCCTTTGCCATCCGTCTACGCTCTTCTCTTTCTTCATCGTCTCTTTTTTTATCTTTTTGTGCCTGTAATATTTTCTCTGCATTGTACGCAAAGTAATTCCAAGATGGGTGCTCTGCAACTTTAAAATAGTACTCAAGTATATCGTAGCATCCAGAGATACCGTATGATTCTACAAGAGCGTCTGAAGCCCATTGCTCTACATTTAAATTAAGTGATGGCTTTTGCTCATACCTTGCAGTATGGAACTTGCTGTAGCGTGAAAGCAAAGCCATTCGGTCTTTGCGTTCGGCCATTACTTTTCGTCTGCCTCCGCTTGGGCTTCAACAATCTTTGCAGTTAGTTTGTCTTCAACAAACTTATAAACTCTTTCAAAAGCCTGATCTGTATTTTCTCCATCACGCTTGCTATCAATGATTCCAAGATCCAGCCTCAAAGACTGAAAATTTCCAAGATTTAATGTATACCCCAGCGTTACTGATACTTTCGTTTCTTCTGCCATTACCCCTCCAAGGGACTTAGTTAATAGATTCATTCCAAATCGGAATGTATCGTCCATCTTCTGTTCTCGTATATGTAAGTATACCATCGCCCATTCTGCGTGTCAACTCTTGTTTTGTTGGCGTGATATCGTTTGTTATTAAATTATCTTTTCTTGGTCTTCCAATATGGTGAGTTGCAAGTATATCACGTATCTCTCTTACTTGCGATTCTGAGTAGTATGATCGTACTTGCCATCCTCTATCCCCGCCTTTTTGAGATCCCGTTGGAAATGGAATGACTCCCCGTTTCATTAGTGATGGCATATATTTTTTATGACGATTAACTAAATCAGCAGTCTGGCCTACTGTATATGCTCTTTCTCTTTTATTTTTAAAATCATTAATTAAACAACTTTCAATCTGATCTTTTGTAATATTATAAACAGACATTATTCCGTTAGATTGATTATAATGATGTACACGAACAAGGCATCCGTTTAAAAACCATACCTTCTTACTTCCAGGTATTACAGGGAGGAGATTGTACCCTTCGCTCTGAGTTGTTCCTTTTTTAGTAGCCATCTTCCCTCTTCCGAATTGTTAGGTGGATTAAAAAATTTTCTATTACCACACAAAACACAATAGACTTCAAGATGATTGATTGCACTATATATCCTGTCTATAAACATTCTGCCAGAGCACTTGTTGCATTTGATCATTATGAAGGTATGCCAACTGCTATTATATTAATCCCAACCGATACTTCTCCTGCCGAGTTAAACTTTACAATACCCTCTACGCCTGTAGTAGTTATTGCTTTAATTACAACCGTAACATTTTTGCCAGCGGTTGTATCTTTAATTGTTACTGGTGTCGCAGTTACAATTGGTGCATAAGCAAAACCAACTCCAAATGGATATGTCCATGACTTTTCTTCGCCTGCAATGATTGAAGTAGAACTAACGATTTCTTTATACCCTCCAACAATACGGGCTTCTGAGGTTTTTCTACTTTGAGGCCCCGCTGTTGTTGTATCTACAGTGACATATTTGTTTGCTGATGTTGAGGCACTTTTTTGCAACTGAATAATTGCCTGAGCCATATCATAAATATATGCAACGTCTAATGGCTGTCCTTTATCTGGAACTGATATCATAATATAATTATACCAGACTCAAAGGAGTTATGGACTCAAACAGAGTTGCTGAAGGATATCTTGTTTTTGGAAAAGTTGATGCCTGGATTGCAAGCATTACGCTTGTTTTACCAGTATCTGTTACTGCTCTAAATTCGTTACCAGTAATAGATCTTACAAACTTCCAATCTGTTTCTCCATTATATTTTAAATATATATCAAATGTTTCAATGCCATTAATATCTTTTGACCAAACTGCAGATATTGTTTTTTGTTGAATAGGGTCTAATGGAATTTGCGCTGTAAAAGAAACATTAAGACCGACTAAGATATTAGTAATAGGATCTTTTTTTAGATTTACTGGAATATTGTATATTGGAGACCAATGAGAAACTCTGTTATTGTCATCAGTAATTATTCTATATCTTACTTTGTAGGCCCCAGATGCGCCTGCAAAATTTGTTAACTGCGCTTTTGGAATTATAACTTTTTTAACTTGTGGCATTATTGTATTCCAAGCCCAAACCTAAACTCTATATAGTTTGTTGTATTTGGCGTTTTGATAATTGGAAGAGACCCTGTATTTTTAATTACAGAATATCCAGTCATTCCATATATAGGGTTTGCTTTACTTGTATTTTCAATCCTTACCCCGTCAAAACATACATAGTGGTTCGCACTTGTAGTAGTATTTTTAATAACAGAAGCATATACTCTAACTGTATCTGTCATAGACCAAGACCAGCCAGGACTTCTTATTGCTGTGTCAATAGAACCAGTCATAACTCTATATCTATTTGAGGAAAAAGAAGCGCTATCTGTAATCTGAACTTGTGCAGACTTTCCTGTGTTTACTCCAGTTGTACATAGAAATTCTACAATTATTTTTACTGATGTTGGATTATCTTCAAGGTCTTCTCCATTTTTGTTTATAACTGAATAAGCAACCTTGATCAAATCAGATTGAGAATAGTTATCTAGATTAAGAGATGTGTTAGATAATTTTATATATTCTGATGTGTTGGATGGAACCCATTTTGCTGCTGCCGTTGATATTTCAGAAGAGTCTCCACGAAGTGCAATAAAAGAATTTAAATATCGACATCTTTCGTTTCTTGTAACACGTGGCTCTGTAGAAAAAACTTTATTATCAGCATTTGTTCTAAAAACTTTAGAGGTTGTTGCAATAATATTGTCTCCATCATTGCCATCTAATGGGTCTGGAATATATGGAATTGTCGAAGAGGCTCCAGAGTACTCCCAGTTTTCAGAAAATGTATAAAGAATTTTGCTATCATATGCTCCTGCTGTGGTGTTTGATCCTGCAGAAAATACGCCAACCTCTGTAATTTCATATCTTTCTTCTGTTGGTAACTCTGCAGTAAACACAATCTTTGATACTCCATTTTCAGAAACATATCCTCTGGATGTTATTGGAACACGAAGCATTTCAAAATCTAATCTTTCTTTTTCTGCAAAAGATGCTGCATAGTCAGACAAGTTAGCAGAAGAACCAAGAGGGGTTGGTCCACAGCCAATAGCAATGTGTGACGCATAGGCAGAAGCCTGACCAATCAAATACTTGGCTATAATGTTTT